CATTAATCATGGGCACATCTGTTGGTACCATATCTTTATCTGTAAAGAATTTTGATTTGGATAGAATTGAACTATCTTTAATTGTTGAATTCTTTTTAATCTTGTCCATTAAACTCATTAAAACGAACCTCCATCAAGTGTTGTAATTTTATTTTTGGGTATTAATTCGTGTGTTTCACCATCTACATAGAAGGATTCTAAACTATTAGAGGGCTGATTGTCAAGCCTTTTCTTCTTTCTTGCCTTCTTTGTGGTTGGTATTTTTTCTGGTAGTATTTTAAGTTTTCTATATGTTTGATTTGAGGCAATTAATAATAGTATAGCCAGTGGATCAAACACAATAATGATAGTGAATATAACCAATCTAACAGCTTTATCTATGAAACCAGCATCATCTTTATTATAGAATATTTCGGCAATATATTTAATTGGCCCAATCTCTGCTGTTAATTTATTTTCTTCTGTCATTAAAGGCAACTTCTCTTTAGATAACCTTGTTAATTCTACCTGTGTATCTTGTATCTGCTTATCAATTTTATTGGATGCTGTAGTTGGATCGCCAGCACGCTTTAGTAAATATTCTAATCGGTCTTTGGCAATCTTCTCTTGTGTATTCAATGTTTTGATTTGGACTGAGTTAGCACCAACAACTATATTAGATTGAATATGAGCTCGTGAGAGAAACCCAAATATACCCATTGATGTAATAGCCATTAAAAGAATGATAGCCACAATGAAATATGTTTTTATCAGGCAATTCGTTTTTATCCAATTATTATGGAGCCACGATACTGTTACTAACTTCGCAACTTCAAGAACCGAACCCATAAGGATAATTGGCCAAAATGAACCAGGAAATATCTGTGCAAGGCCTATAACAGAATAAAAAGCAGCGATAGCAGATAACGCTATTGCTGTCAAAAAAGGTAATATTGCTTGTAACATTATGAATGGTATGGTTGATTTTTCTTGTGCGGGACATCAAATACAAAAGTGATACGAATACAATCTCCAACATTTACTGTGCCGTGTTTTTTCTTATTATTAAACCATAGTAAAGTTCCTGGTTCAACAACCACTTCATCATCACCACAATGATACTTGTATGTCCCTTGTATTGATAAATGAAACCTATCTTTATTCAGATAGTATGTTCCTTGGTCAATATGGCTATCAACTACGCCAGCAACAGGTAACGATAAAAACCCACACCGCTTAAATCCACTAAAGTTTCTTTTTAGAAACCGAATCATGTATGTGTGCTTATCATATGCTGGAGTTGGAATACAAATCTCTGTATCGCCAACAAACTGGTCGGTGTTTTCTACACCACCAACTACTAATTGGAGAACATCAGCACTAAGCTCTTGAAATCCATGATTCAATAATGAGTCGGCATTTTCCATTTTAGATTGTGAGCCCCAATCTTCAGGATACTGTTTCAATTGTGCCAGTATTTTCGACACATTAATACCAGTTTTTACAATTCGTATATCGTTCATTTGAAAAAATCATCCAAAAAAGAACCTTTTTCTGTTGTCCATTCTATACAATCTAAGATTGTTTTAATTGGATCAATGAAAGCCTTATTAAACTGCATATCATAGTCAATATAGTCGTGTAGTCCAAGTTCTTTTGGCAGACGAACTGGATATGAAATGACCATATCTTTAATTGGGTTGGGCTGTTTTAGATAAGTAAATTTTAATTTTTCACCATCTTGAATTAAAGGATATTGTTTTGTTAATCCTTTTTCTTTGAGGTAATAATTATATAGAATAGCGCCCTTAACATGAATTGGTGTGCCTTTCTTATACATGATTATCCTATCAGAATATTCTTTCAGTCCATTTAATCCACGAGGAAAAGATATTTCTTCTGCTGGCAGCGTTTTGAATTCTTTTTTGAAATCATCAATAAAAGTATGAATATCATCTTGAGTGCCTCTCATCATAATTTCAATAGCTGTTCTCATCTTCTCACGAATTGAAGATGGTGTGGAAGATTTAACCATTTCAAGACCCATCACTTTTATTTGTGGTTCTTTATATTGCACACCTTCGTTATTATATACATTAAGAATATATCGTTTCTTGGCAGTCCAGATTCCTTTATCTGCCAGTGATTCTCTTTTCATTACCATTTTCTGTGCGTATGCATTGGTGTATACTGCAAGTTCATTGTAGCACGCATCAATATATGGTTGTATCTTATCTTCACAAATCTTATCCATGATAGAGATAATTTCACCAGTTGATTTGTTTTTACCACCAACAATTTTATTTACGAGGTCTCCAAGTCGGAGATAAATTGAATCGGTATCACTTGCTATAACATAGTCAATATTGTTTGTGGCCAATAATTTGTTCATATAATCATTTAGCTTGTTTTCAATCCAGCGAATGGATAATTGGCCCGCTAAAGTTACTGCTAAGGCCATACGCAAATCATAGAAGCGAAAGTATTGTGAGCCTAGAATACCATAACAAGAGTTTAGAGATAATTTCTTTGCAAGCTGCAGGTTATTAAATTTAGCTACATTCTTTTCTATCTCATATTTTTTCTTTGGGTCTGTTTCATTTTCATATTCTTGTTTTGCCTTCAGCATCAATCTCTTAAACTTACTTCTATCTTCATACATATCTTCCAGCATTTGAGGAAGAAAGCCTTTCTTATCTGTGCGGAAGAATTGGCCATTTGGTGTAATCGTTACACCTTTTAATTTTGATAAGTCTATTTCTTTATTTAATACCTTCTCAACCGAAACACCTCGCATAATGATTTCACGCATTTCATCGGTGTAGTCAACTGGCTCAATGATTGTTTCAGGACTTACGTTATATTGCATTAAAAGGTGGCTATAGAGGGAGTTCAAATCAAAACTAGCAACCCATTCGTGCATACCAACCTGTGGGTCTTTAACATAGGCACCTTCAAATGCCGATGTCTTACTTTGCACAACTTTAGGTGGAACAATAATACCTTTCTCCAGCAGATATGCATATGTCATTGAATCCCACATACGGGTCTGTGCAAAGATATCTTCGTAGTTTGTTTTTGTATCGTAAGCTAGAGTTAAACCAAGTTCAATTAGTTTTAACTTATCTTCCATGCGGACAATAAAGGTTACAATCTGAATGTTATATTCAATAAACTTCTGATAGTTTTGACGATATAGCTGGTGCAGATTATCGTATTCATCAAAAGATAATTTACTATCACCTAGTTCTACATTAGCAATATTATCCAGTTTATATGAATCTTGAGATTTACCTGATGGTGCATACCACTTGTATAGTTCCATATAATCTAGAAATGAAACACCAACAAATTCATATGCAATCAATTCACGGCCATTGATTACTGTTTTGCGTTCACTAATCATGTCCCATGGTGATAATTTCTTTGTTTCATCTTCACCAAGAATTTTACGAAAACGATTAATCAGGTAAGGCACATCAAAGAATTTAATATTCCAACCTGAAATAACATCAGGAGTATTTTGTTGCCAGTAAGATAAGAATTTTCTGCACAGGTCAGTTTCATCTAAACACTTGATATATGTTTCATCACCTTGAGTTACATAATCACCACAACCAAACACAACAGTATCACCGCCAATATATTTTATACACACAGCGGTAATCTGTTCGTTAGCAAGATATGGGTCAGGAAATCCATTCTCTGAACCCACTTCAATGTCAACTATAGCAACAGAAATATCTTCTATATTCCAATCAATCATACCTTTATGATTATCAGCAATAAAGGCATATTCAAATCTTGTTTGGCCATAGATTTTGAAATTAGTAACTTCATTATATTTTTTTACAAAATCACGAGCTTCACGAATAGAATCAAACTTCATTGGCTCAAGGTATTCACCAATGAGTGTTTTGAATTTGGTAGGTTTCTTACTTGGTAAAAACAAAGTAGGCGAATATGGTATTTTACCTTTTATTCGCCTGCCATTTTTTACACCACGATAGAAAATATTATTGCCAACACAGGCAACATTTGTATAATAATTATTTGTCATTCATCCATTATATCAGATTTTAAGATTAGGTGTGGCAATTTGAATTCCGCTGCCGAAGATTGAGTTATATTGGTTCTCTAGCTCAACAACTGGTGTTGATAATACCAAAATATCTTTTGGATTAATTTTGAACCCTTCTTTAAATTCTTTTGCATACTCTAGAAATGGAGAAAAAGCAATACTACCAGAATCATTAGCAGCTCGAGGAGGAATATTGACCACTTGGACTGGTTGTTTAATTGTAACAAAAGAATCTTTGCTGGATTCAGTTACTTCACCCAATAATGTATGGTTTGTTTTAAATGTAATTAATTTGATTGTCATATTAAACTCCTACAACTTCATTAGCATCAAATACAGCAAGTGTCACCCAGCGCTTAGGGAATAACATTTCACGACCACGAAAATCATTCATGTCAAGAGTTGGATCTTGAATGAACCCAACAAGTTCAACCATATTATCAAACTCACGGAAAAACAAGTCGTATCTATCGGCTCGGGGGAGTTTATTGTCAATAGCCATTTTTTTAGCAACTTCACGAATATTCATAATTCACCTTTTAATTGTTTTAATCTTGCTATTACAGCATCAATTTCATTTCGTATATAAGAATTGGATTGTGGCATCCAACACTTAACCTTATTCAGAAAACCAATTAATTCCTCAAGAGGCATTATAGTTTATCCAAATTTTTTATATAGACCTTACCTTCTTTTTCTTCAAAGTCTAAATTGTCACCAGCTTTCCATCCTAATTTTGAAATTAACTCATCAGGCAATTCAATGATAGCATCACCATTCTCGCAAATTTCTAGAACCTTACTAATATATATCATATTTTTTGAACCTCAATATCACACTTCTTTAAGAAATTAATCCCAAGTTCATCACGATATGTGTTGCGATAATAAACATTATTAATACCAGCTTGATGAATTAATTTAGCACACTCTAAGCAAGGTGCATGAGTTATAAACATAGCACTAGCATCACTTGAATTGGTACTACGAGCAATCTTCATTAGACAATTACTTTCAGCGTGTAGTACCTCAGGTTTGGTTCTTGTTATGTGGCCACCATCATCGTGCAGTTCAAGTATTTCTTCACACTCATTTGACCAACCTGATGGCATACCATTATAACCAATACCAATAACTGTATTATCTTTAACAACAACACAACCTACCTGCAATCTTTTAGCGGAAGATAACTGAGAATATACCTCAGCCGCCTTCATATGAGCATCAAGATACTTTTGTTTCACTCTTACCTACATTCTTAGTAATTTTTGCTTGTTTAGCTTTTATTTCAGCAACTTCGGCATCAATCATCATGCGTTTATACACACCATACATATCGCCTGTCATTGTTGCTAAAACCCTTTTCGTTGACTTACTTAACTTAAAACCTGGTCCTGTTTTCATAATTATTCCACTTTCTCTTTAATTTTTAACATCTTACCATCCATAAATAGAGCTGTATATTCTAACCAATGTTTATATTCTTTATCCAAGTTGCGATAGAACCGAATATTACCATCAAAATCACTACATGGCGCCCAGCGGTAATTGCTCTGTTTTATTGAACCACCAAATAGGCCTTCATCATCAATCCACTCCGAATCATATTCTTCCACCCATAGTGTGTCATCTTCTCTGATTGTGTAATTATCCAGCGATTGATTAGGTGTATCTCTGGTTTGATATCGTTCATCTTTGTAGGTAATATAATCAAACATTCCCATAATTAAATCTCCATATATTTTAACTATTTGTCAAGCGGTGTTGTTTTGGTACAACACATTTAAGTGTGCTGGTTACGGACTCCAGCGATTTCGTATCGTCAAATCCGCTTTAGCACGCTTCGTACCATAAGTCGGTCCTAAGG